CATTTAATGATTGTATTGCTGCGCTTAATGTTATAAATGCAGCAGAAGTGGCTATGATTTCAGTTCCTAATCCATCAGATTCTTCATTCCATTTAACAAATCCTGTTATACCATTTTGTACTTCTGGCACTAATTTCATTAAAGATGGATACAATTTATCCATTATGGCTACTTCAACGCCAATAAATGCTGCGCTTACCTCTCCTAATTGTTCTTGTAATTTTTTTGCATCTTCTATAGTTTTGGGAGTTATTTGATTAAATTCAGAATATTTACCATGAAGTTCATCAACTTTTCCAGATCCATCTTTTATAACCATGAACAAACTTTTACTTATGCTCAACTGGTTTGCTAGGTCTAAAGCCATTTGTTTGCCTCTAGGACCATTAGCAGCAATAAATGCTTTAAAAGCATCTGCTAATTTTCGCAAATTAATTTCACCTGTAGCGAAATCAACAGCATTTAAAGCATTTAGTTGAGATAATGCACTTACAAATCCCTTCTCCTCGTTTCCTAAAAACAGAGAAGCTACTTTTGACTGAATACCTTGAATTGATGATTCAAAATCAGCAGCATTACCACCTACGGAGTTCATCATCTGACCCCAAATACTAACCTCTTTAGCTGACATGTTAAAAAGATCTGAGTTTCTACCTAAAGCTGCATTAGTATTGGTTATGTTGTTGATAAATCCAGTTATGCCAGAAATACCAACAAAAGCTGTGCCAAAAGAAACTAATGCTTGAGTAGCTTCATTAAATCCTTCAGTTGTTTTTTTGGTTTCTGCTTGAGTGTTTTTTTGAGCTTTTTGAGATTGAGTGTCAAATTTACGGAGTTGTTCTATAGATTTCTTTTGTGCTGCATCAAACTTGGTGGTATCCAAGCCTAATTCAATAAATAAGGAATCTATCACTGTTGCCATTTATTTAACTCCTCATTTATTCACTAAGTATGCGTTATGCCGATCAACGGCATGTATTTCTAAAAGTATCCAGAGATCCTCAATTCCGTACACAGTATCAAGTTCATGCAATGTTGCTAATCTTGATGAAACTACTGTGGCGATCGTTTGGGAAGTGGCTTGATACTCAATGAGCTTGATTGACTTTCCTGTGGATCTGATCCCAAAGTCGATTTGTTTTCGTCTAAAAAAAAATCCATGTGTAAATTCCAGACAGCTTTTCTTATAGATAATCTGGTAGTTACTTCTTCAATGTCATCCTCAATTAAAGGACGTTTAACAGTAACTGAAGGGGCATATTGAACACACCCCATCATTTCTTCTAAAAGTGGTTTAGCAGCTTCATATGGAATCTTTAATAGATTCATATAGCCTACTGCCATTAATCCAGCCATGCCTTGTGATGCTAGACCATCAGGTATTTCTATTCCAGCGTTACCTACCGCCAAAATAACCCTGATAGCCCAACTCTCAGCTTCAGAAGCAGCCATTTCAGTTATAAGGAAACTTTTTCCTTTATCTCTTCCAGATTCCGCTGTAAATGTTGCTTCTTTTCTAGCCATAATTAAATTTGTCCACCAACTATACGTTGCCAAGTAATCTCATAAACGAGAGGAGTCAATGTTTTCTTAACCGCTGGAAATGGAGTAGCAGAAGTTAAAAAACCATTTTGCAAAGTATACACCATGCTAGTAGAAGATAATACAATTGATCCAGAAGCAGAATAAACATCAGCATCAGCATCTTGTGCATTTCTCCAAGCATCAAATAAAAATACACTTGGTGAATCAGCTTGTAAGTGAATGGTCATTTTGTAAGGCACAAATACCTTACCACCACTTAATATGCCGTCAACACCCATCAATGTTTCAGATTGTTGTACCGATTCAGATTCAAACGCATCATCAACAGCAAATCCTTGTATAACCTGTGGTACAGGAAAATATTTGTTGATAGCAAGCGATAAAACAGAATTCGCTGAAGTAATAGTAGCCATAATTTATAATCCTTAACAGTTATTGAATAGCAATAGATGCCATAGTTATTTGCTGTACTGCTTCACCATCTTGATAATATAAAGTAATCGGAGGTGATTGACGAGCAGCTCTAGTTTGTGCTGTTGCTGGAGAGATTTGTAAATAAAATCCTTGAGCAGCAATAGTTGGTGCAGCGTTGAAACCTAAAGCATATTGTATCTCAGCAGCTTGTGCAGCAGAAACATTAATACCAGCTCTGATTGCTCCAAAGTTTATGGCAGCATTAATTGGATCTAAGGCAGCTGCATAAATTAAACCATTACCTTGACTGTTGTAAGGAATTGCTCCAACTTGTAGCAACAAATTAACCATAGCAAGTTGCAAATTAGCATTTAACCAGATTTGGTTTAGATAAGTATCTGCCCATAGCCATTCACCTGAAACACTACCTGGTGTAAACCAGTTTTCATTATTGGCTGGATTATTTGATCCAAAAGCAGCATAAGTATTGTAACCATTACTAAGAACAGCTGCATATGCAGTTGAATCAGTAACAGCTGGAACTAAACCTGATTGCATTTTAAAGCATAAAGTAGCTCTACCATTCAAACGAGTAAAGTTTAATGAAGCAGCAAACCCACAAACAAACGCTGCAAGTGTATTTGTACCATAAATAGCGCAAGTTCCAACTAAATCTAATGATTGCAAATAATTACCAAAAGTATTTGTGCTACCAGCTATCAAAGCATTAGCATCTGAATCTTGAGCTACATATAACCAACGAGGAGCGTTAGAATTACTCCAATTAGCAAAAGCTTGTTTTTCAGTTAAAGATGATTCCCAGACAGTCATGAAAGTAGCCCAGTTTTGATTTTGAGTCAAAATTATATTCATGAAAGTAGCAGGAACTGCTATAGCAGCACCTTGAGAAATAATAGCACCTGCTGCTTGAGTTAAAAGCAATTGTGTTGCTAATGTTCCTGTTGCAGCATAACTAATTGTTTGNGTTGCNCCAGTTGTAGAAGTTGTAAAAATAAATGCTGANTGAACTGAATCAAATGCAACAGTAAAACCNGGTGTTGTAAAAGCAGCTTGAATAATAGTAGCAGCGTTACTAAAGCTTGTTGCTCCAGTTAAATTGATAGTACCTGAAGTTTTTAAAACACCAGCAACAGTAATAGCTAAAGTTCCGGTAAATGCTTGTAGTTGCCCTAAAGTTACAGAAGCTAATGAGCCACCTTGAAGAGTTCCAGCAATAGCAGTTTCAGGATAACGTGCAAACAACAAAGAACCAGGAAGTTGTGTTCCAATGCTATACCCATTGAAATAAATGCTTGCAAGAGTGGCTTCTGTTGAAGTTGATCCAAAATAACTTTGAACACCAGCTNCATCAGAAAATTGTAAAACTTGNCCATAAGGNGCANATNAACTTTGAGTTAAAAATAACCCATTTAGATCAACAGCNTGNCCNCCAGCCGATAAGACCGATGGAACTACTGATACTACTTGTGAAAAAGGAATGGTACTCATAAAAATCTCCTAAGGGGTAAAGGTCTGGTCTATTGGTGCAATTTCAATTTTTGCAGCAATCATTGATTGTTGTATAGTTGAAAGTATAGGATTGTACTGCAATGTTCCAGCTAATCTCCAACGTTGCATATATTGTTCTTCTCCTGTTATTAAAGGAAGCTGAACAGGATCATCTGCATATAAAGGCTGTATATTTGATGGAAATATTTCTGTTGCATATTCATCCCTAAATAAAGCTACTGTTTTGGCAGCCCATTGTTGAGCTAAAGGCCCATAAAAATCTAACTGAACTTCAAATTTAATTGGAGTTAAGATAGTTTTTCCTTGTGTTATGCTTTGATAATTATCAATATTAAAAGATAATCGCTCCATGCCATTATTATTCATGGATACAAAGCCACCTTTAGGCATTGCAACTTTATTATCTTGCTGCTGAATAATTTCCGTTCCAACAGGCAAAAAAGTTTTAAAAAACACAACTAAAGCTTTGAAAACATCCTGATCTACAATGTCAATAGTTACAGCCATTTAATCTACCTGCAAAGTAACAATTACATGACACCAATCGGGCCAAGTTTCTAACACATGAGTAACCAACCAATTTTTGTTGGTACTATTTGGAACTTCAGGAAATACTAAAATATCACCCCCTAATTTGTCCGTTCTTACGATACCAGCTACATTACCATACATATAAACAGATCGTTTAACACCAGAGATATTTAACCCATCTATATGCTTTAATTCAGTAGCACTTAATGCTTGAATCTGTGCTTCTACCGTTAAAGTAACAGTCGTAGGCGTTCTTTTGCCGGCATCATTTGTTACATAACCTGTAGACTGAATCCAGTTAATATTAACATTTGGATTAGTTTTTTGAGTGTATTTATTAACAATTCCACGCAGATTCATACTTTAAACTCTGCTCCTGCTTTATTAACAGCATGACCAATAGATGTAATTAAAACACCTGAATCATTTAATGGTTTATTATTAGAACCAGGATCTGCACCTCTTGAAATCGCACTTCTGGCTTCATCTACTACTGAAGCGTCAATTTGCCTTCCGGCTGAACGCCATTTTCTTAATATTACAGTAACAGGACTCAATGCAGGTGAATCAATTGATTTCACCATAGTTTTCATATCGCCTTCAGCTTGCATACCAACTGCATCAAGCACATCAAAAGCAGTAGCAGTTCCTTTAACAACTTCTTTAACACCTGTAGCAATAATCTTTCTCCATTTACTTTTTTCTGCCTTAACTGTAGGCATAATAAATGGTCTAGGAGGTATTCCAGCAGCTGGTGCGCCAAATTCTTGTATAGCAGCAACAGTTGCTACAGTTTGACCGCCACGATCTTCAGCATATCTTGGTCCAACTGGTATACCAACTTGCGCTACCATGCCATCAAATCCTTTTGGCACTTCTTCTAGCTTGTGTTTTATTCTCGCTAGAACTTTGTCAAAATCCGCTTTGCTCACCACCAACCTGCTGAATTATTAATTCTAGGTACAAAAAATCCAACATTACCAACTACTCTTAATAATGCTCTTAATTGAGAACCATAAGGAGTTGTCGCTAACCACCAACCAAATGCTGTTTTATTTGGAGGTGGTTGCATAGAAACAGTAACAGTACCTTCTGTAGTGCCTGTTACTACTACTGATGGAATACCTTTATTAATCAGCGTAAAAGAAGCAGCAAGGTGAGCGCACATCAAATCAATAGCCAACTGCAATTGCTTGGTCTTAAAATTCCAAGGATAGTTGCTATCAATATTTATGTACGCTGTTCCCATATCCCACCAGCTTTCCAGTTGTGCAGGAGGAAATAGCGTAGTGTTCTCAAAAGCTGGGAACTGGTTACGAAAATTCACATCATCATAAACTGGAGTAGTGGAAGCCATTATCTTTTAGATACCTTTGGCGCTTCTTCTTCAGAAGCATAATCAGAATCAGTCATTGGAGCTGATTCATCTTTTAAATTCATACTAGATGCAACTTTTTCAGTATCTGCTTTTTTAAGACTAATACTAACAAA